CTATCTTTTAACTAACTTCCAAGCCTTAACCAGACCAGCAATTACTATGATTGGAACACCAGTCTTATACATCACAACGGCAGCATATCGCAAAATCGGGGAATTAACCGAATCAATAGCAGCAATAATTTGAGGTGGGATTNGTATAGAATCTGGGCTAGAAGGCATCAAATCGAGAACTTTACTTGATNAAGCAGAACCAGCATCTTGATTAAAAAGACAATCATATTCCTNAAGTTCTGCTGGAGTTAAATTACGCNTAGAAGTATTAGAAANATAAAATAAATCAGGATTAGTTTGATTCTGAACTCCNTTAAAAGTTAGAAGGTAAAGACGCTTGCCCTCAGCGCGAATATCCCTAGTATAAAAAGCTTGGCAAAGAGAGCTTAAATTAGTACCGCTGGGAACATTACCCATCCCATAAGCAGCAATAATCATCTCCTTAGTATCAAGCTGTATCATTTGGAGAACGCACCATGTATAAGTTGGTGGCGGTGGTGGTGGTGCTGTCGCAATGAGAAAAGATAGAAGAAACATAATTAATCAATCACTAAATATAAATTTAAGCCCCAAGCCCATAATAATAAATGGTCTTAAAGCATTAACAATCATGCCCGGTAGGCATATTTTATCAAAATTCAAACCGCTATTAATTTGGAAGCACCCATCACCGATGTTATCCAAATAAGCTTGCTCGGTTGGGGTAGGGTTAACTATATCTACCGGAAATTTTTGCTTTAACTCAAAGCCCAGGGGAACAGGAGCAGGACAAGTTAACCCACCCGCAATCGCCGGAGCTTGAGAGTAAATCAAGACAAAACTCGCGAGGCCGACGCCAAAGGTAAAACCTAGAGCTTTCGCATTCGACAAAATAGCACGATGACGAACACCCATTTTGCGCCTACCCACCTGTAGATTATTCTGAATAAATTTATCAAATTGCTCAGCGCCCATAAATTCATGAATCATCGCCAAAGTAGGAGCGTGTTTTTCAAAAAATTTAATTGATTTCTCAATATCCAAATGCAAAGTCGGATTAGGAACATTAATCGAACCATATTTGTACTTTGTAAAGAATAAAATATTTGCGTGATTTCTAGTAAAACTAACTTGACCACAAACAACACCATTAAGAAATTTTGGGTACTGTTTAACAGAAATTTGGGCTAATTCTCGCATAATCCAAAGCGCACGATCACCTTTAAATTCACCCTCTAACCGATCGTAGTCTTCACCATTAGGGAAAAGCTTTCGATAAATTCTCAAACAACGAGTAGACTCACGACTGCCAATATAGACAGTATTACCGTCATCCGAGCCAATATTACTTATACGCCTAACTTTTTTGTAGCCGTACAATAACCCATCTTCAACTAGAGATTCCCAAGGATGAGCAAACAAGCGAGGACTTTGAACAGGAAAATCTAAAGCAATATCAATACGATTAGCCGTAAAGGTTGTATCTAATTGAGAAAGATACAACAAATTAGAAACCCTATCAAAAGATAAACCATCAAGAGTTGAGCCATTCAAATCAATTAAGAAAGTAAATGGCTCATCAATTCCAGTCGGTGGATATTTAATACACAACAAACTGCCTTGAAATTCCCAGGATTCATGCCAAATNTTATTCGCAGCCATTACATTAGTCTCGCGAGCATCTTTAANCGAAGACACTTGTTGTTTCTCAAAAGGTAAACCAATAATTTCTCTAATTTTTCTGAAAAATANAGCATCATAAGTAACGACTTGAAATCTCAGCCAATCTATTTTTATATTGCGGGGAAGAGTTTCGACATCCATATTATTTAAAAATGCGAGTAGGTAAATAAAACGCCAGAAAATACGACCCAAAAAATATAAAAGGATGTCTCGGCAAAAATCCACTGACAAAAAAACCAACAACACAGANAATAAAACTTATAAGGAGCNGAAACATCATTTTGTANGATTTCTTCATTTCATCATCNAATCTAGACCAGGTTTTAAACTCTTTAGATAATGCCATATCAAGCTTGACTAAACCCTTATAACTGCTCGCAGGCATCCAGCGCCAAAGCTTAATTAAATGTGATTGAAAAGGGTGTATACCATCAATAGGAACCTCACCGATAATTTTCCAAGCAGTGAACGGATTCTTACTACTTGCCTCATATATCGCTTTTCTTTTTTTACGGTCGGCTTCGTAAAATTCATCAAATTTCTGGTCAAGTTCTGAAAATGAATAACCCTCAGCAGCTATCTGATCGAGCGACAATTCTTTATTAGAATCGGGATAAATGACAAAAGGTTGATAACCAAACTTTTGGTCAGCGATAACTTTTTCATCTTGCTTTTCTAATAGCCCAAAACTATCATAAACACGGAAAGTCTGTGCATCTTCAGCACTAATTACCCCTTTCCAATGCTTTTCAGCAAGAACCATACTCTTGATAGGATTTTTTCGTAGACGCGGATTGTTATACCAAACATCAAATTCGGCAGGCTTGAATAGATGAACATCTTTAAACATCAAGCTATCATTGCGGAGTTTATCAGACCAAACAACAACACCCTCAGCATAAATAATCTCGGAACAGATTTTATGAATAGAAGAATGCACTTGAGTAGGGTATTGAGCAGCAAATATTATATGCTGCAACCTCTTTCTATTATTTGCGACAGCATTATGCGCTTCGGCTGGTAAAGTCCAGGACTGGCACGACGGAGCATATAACCCCATCTCATCTAAGAGAATTACAGCATTAGGGATTTGGAGGAATTGAGCAAAATTCTTGTTACTAGAAACATAATAGAATACACCCCTAGGCATATTATCAAGCAACCATTTAAAATCGTTGATTTTTAGATAATAGGCTAATTGAACAGGGTTTAATTGAAAATTAGTAACAACCCTTAACTGATACTTATTAGCAAGTTTTAAGCCCCATTGAAGCATCCAGAGATTTTTACCTCTTCCAGGCAAACCATATATACCAGTTACAGGCATTTTTTAAGCTCCTATTGCAAAGGCGATCGGTGCCGTTGTTTGATGCCGATCGCCTTAATTTACAGCGCGATAAGGTCACTCTACGCATCAAACACGGCTCAAGACCATGTTCAAAATCCTGAGTACAAGCATGAAACCCATTGGCGCAAGAGCGACGCCAAAACCTGCAAGGGCGATACCGTCAACCGCCTTAATCATATCGATTGCATTTTTGACCCCTGCGGCAATAGATGCAGCAGCGCCATCAGCAGCATTAGCACCAGCGCCACCAGTAGCAGCAAAAGCAGAACCACCACTAAGAGCAGCACCAGCAGCAGCTAAGGCGGCACCAGAAACAGCAACACGGGAAACAGCACACTGATGACGGTAAAACAGATCGTTGAGCCGTTGCACATCGTCATCAGTGATAGTGCGAAATTGTAAATTGTCAATGGCGGACGCTGAATCTTTAACCAGCTCATCAAGTTCGGCATTGACTTTTGGACGTTCTAAGAGTTGAATCGGCATCGGTTTCGGAGAATGACTAATGAATATTGACAAGGAATTAACAGGGATTTAATATCAATACCGCACCCTGTAATCGGTATCACGCAGTTGCATTAACTGCGAAAAAAAAGGTAATAATTCATCACTTAATAATGAAAGAGGAAGGAAGAGGAAAAACGCAACTATTAACAACTCTCATTTGAGCAGTAACAATGGCTGAGTAAGTGAGCGGGAAAAAAATCACTTGAAATAGTAAGACAAAGCGAGTATCAACGAATTTGTTAGGTAATTTTTGATATCTTTCCACTGTATCATAAAGAGCTTTAGCAAAGCGTAGGCAAAAAGCTTTCATCAATCCACAAACCGCTTAGCGATAACAATAAATGCAAGTGTGCTAGAAGCAGCTAAACCCGCCTGCATTGCCCAATCCATCGAAAAATCAATAACTGTCTTTACATCAGTCTCAATAAATTTCATTGCAGCAGCAGCACTCCGATCAATGTTGCTAGTTGAGAGTAAAGAAACAGATAGACCAACAGAAGCAAGAAAAGACATTTAATCAACCTCTCATTCGGATAGCTATACCAAAAGCGCAAGCAATAGCCATAGCGCCAAAATGGTCAGCGATGAAATCTTGGGTGCTGGCTTTCATATTGTCGGCAAATGCCTGTGGAGTACCTAGAATTACTCTCATCCGGGCGACTGCCTGCTCACCAGTAATGCGATCGGCAGAGGCTAAAAAGCGGATAGAATCGCCCAAAAGCCAAATATCACCACTGATAAGACCAGAAAATGAGGCCAGACAGCAAGAATTACTACCATCAAATCCATTATTCATCACACCTCAATCAACAAAAAGTTTAACGACTCTCAAAATTAGTCCGAGGCAGAAGAACTGAACTAAGAGAATGAACAAATTTTCCCAAATAAATGCAACGATAAGGTTCACCAAATCTTCATCAGTGGGTGGTTCCGCCGTCAGCAGAAACAGAAGCCAATTCTTGGTAATCATCATTAATTTCATGAAAAGATGCAGATTCTAAAGATTTTTTGTGAGCAGCCCACTGAGCAGTCGTCGTGAACAAATCAAAATAATCTTTAAAAACTGGGTTAGCTTTGGCACCAACACCCTTAATCGCACCATCCCAATATGATGTAACATTACCAGATTGATTAAATCCGGCTGGCTTCATTGCAAGCAAGAAATAATAACACTCACCACTTACAAGTCTGCCAATATCTACGCCAGGAGTAACACCAAGTTTGCAGTTATACGGATTAACAATTTCACTTGCTACCATATCAAGCGGAGTTTCTAAACTGGTAGCACCTGAAAATTTAACCATCGAAACCATAGGGTTTTGCAAGTATGGCAAACACAAAGTAGCTTTAACGATTCCTTTGTCGTTAGTCTCAGCGCCAACCCACATTGCCCAAGAAGCAAAAACATGATAACCAACAATCAGCGTAGTTTTCATGCCAGCCGCTTTGGTCTGCTGAGAATTGCCACCATTAGCAAATCTCAGTAAGTCAGTTATTAACTGACGGCTTTCTGTGTCAGCACCAGCCATATCAATTACTCCTCTTATTTTCGTAGTAACGCTTCAAAAACTTTTGAGCCCAGCTTTCTTTCGGTGGATCTTGCTGCTGGGGTTGCGGCTGAGGTGTTGGCGGAGTATAAGCCGGAGCCGGAGACGAGGCCGGAGCCGGAGCAGACGCAGAAGCTAAAACAACGCTTTCGACTGGCGGCGGTGGTGGTGGCGGTGGAAACGAAGCAGCGCCAGGAAACGGGGACGAGCTAGTAACAACAGCAACAGCTAAAACCAAATCAATCATCAAAGTAACTCACAAAGTCAATAAACCTATATTCAGGGATACAAAATTAATTAACAATGGTAAAATCGCTTAACTTTTAATTAATGGTTTTAGTAGAGTAAACACTTATCTTTTTGTAAAGGGCTTGACCAAAAAATAAGGACTCAGTAAAATATGTTAATCAAGTAAGAAACTAAAAATATGAGCAGAATAGATTGCTAAGTGTTGGCAAGCTTAGAAAAAACTAGCCTTTCGCTAACTGGAATCACAAATAAAATAGCGTCAAGTAACATAAAGAAATTACCTACAAGAATAGGTATACACGCCAGACTTAAAAAATTACACAACCAAGGGTTTGTTATTTTTGACTGGCAAGAAGGACAAAAAATATACACAATAACAAATAAAGGATTTTTAGAAATCAAACAATTTATAAATCAATTAATGAGGCTCGCAGCATAATGAACCAAAATGAAATTAAATGGTTAGCACTAATTTTAATGGTAATAGACCACATCGGATTCGTAGTAGAAGCCGAACCGATGCGAATCTTTGGTCGATTTAGTTTCCCATTATTTGCATGGGTGCTGGCTCAAAACTGGAAACGGCGAAAGCCAAACAGTAGCGCCAAACCTTTAATTACCAGATTAGTGTTATTTGGAATAATTTCTCAGATTCCCTACATAATACTTTTCAACAAGTTAAATTTCAATATATTGATTAGCTTTGCATTAGTTGTAATAACATTTACACAAATTCACAAGGCTCAAGCAAACAGAAAAATCGTAATAATGATACTAGGATTAGTAGCAGCTCAATTATGGGGAGTGGACTACGGGTGGTATGCGGTGGCGTGTCCGTTGCTAATGCTGAACTTAAAAGGGAAAGGTAATCGAATGTGGTGGATTAGTTGGATTCTGATCAATACCATCTATGCAGCAACCTCAGGCTATTTTTTGCAAGTGTTCGCAATCTTGACGCCGCTGATATTGGCGTATCACAGCCCAGCAAAAGACCGAAAGCCGACGGCGATCGAGAAAAAATTCTTCTATTACTTTTACCCAATCCATCTCGCGGGACTAGCAGCACTACGAGCAATTATATGAAATGAAAGGCTCAAGAATCGAACTTGAGGCCACGTCTCTGGGCCGTGCATCGGTAGCCGGGGTCGCAATCTCCCGGTATCCCCTAGAAGCCATTTAAGCAGGCTTAAGCAGCACCAGCTCCTTTCATCAAAATTATAACGCTGGGGATTCATTATAGCTGGAACTGCCGCGGCTGGCGTGACTTGGGCTGGTACGCGACCGCCGGGAAAATCGAGGGTTGCGGATGCTACGCCGGGGCGATACATCGNTGNGGGAAACAGAAATTTTTCAGCTTGAATTGTCAAGATTACAACTGAATCAGCTCTTTCTACTCGCCAATATTCTACTATTTGCCCCTCGGTTGTTTCGAGATGTTCGGCGATTAGTTTTACCCAATGAGAGTTGATTTCTACAAACCGGTCTATAGTTTTCCACTGGGATTTTGCAGTTTGGTTCATGTGGGACTTTTTGAACTAAATCAGATGTTTTTTGCTATGGGAGGCGAACGTTACCGAGCGCAACAATAGCCGGTCGACCTTTTCAGCTTTGAACCCGTTTTTTCCTCTCGATTGTAAATTTTTGCTACAACCTGACACATTCGCCTGGGAAATTCGGTAGCATACACTACATAATCAAAGTTTATCTGCGCCTTCGCCCTGCCTTATGGCAGCCCCGCCCTGGTGCAGACTCTTAGCTC